TCTAGCATGCCCATGAAAGTCTTATAATCTCGCGTGAGATCTTCTGAACTTATTTCCCACTTGATGCAAGCATTCATGACTGCTACGATCCAATCCAAATCGCCCACTGGTATGTCATTTTCGTTGAGATTCATCATCCTGATCTTCCCCACGAGCATCTCTTTGTCCACAGTCTTCTTACCCATTGCTTTGCCATAGGTGACAACTGCCCAGAACAAATTCCTTGGGATCAAGCACAGATCTTTAGGTTGGTCCACAAATACCCGCGGAACATGCATCATGTCAGGCATGTGAATCGGGATATAATGTGGTACCTCCAAATTGTATCTAGACCAGACTTGAATGTGAGAATTTAACACTGAGTGCACCACGCCCCCTCGAATCGTGAAACCTGATCTGAGACCGGTGATTTCTCTAGCCAGCAAAATACCCGCGTTAGCAGGTTGCTCGTAGCTACCTCCGGTGTCTCCTTCGGCCACGTAAATGAGAGTGTTCTTGTCAGGCTTGGAAAACGTGTAAAGCGCAGGTTGCGGTGAAGCAACACTGCTCAAAGATACTAACGGGAAAACGTGAGAAATCAGCACCTCTTGTACTGCTCTGTTATTAGCGAAAAAAGCTCCCAACCACTCCGGGCTACACCACATGCCAGAGTCACTGAAAACCACAGTAGCTGTTTGAATGTCATTAGGCAGACTGAACACGTCATTTGGGACAGTTTCAGTCCCAGCATAACGGCCTATGTCTTTCAAGTCAACTATAGGATTTACCACATTGACACTATGGCGCACTCCGCTTCCAGCCCAAGCATTCCGGAACAAGTCCATGTTGGCAGCGCCGGCACTGACAAAAGTCACGTCAGATTTTATCATTTTCGGGTAAACCTCGTGAAATTGTTGCCTCCTAATGGCCGCATGAATCGGATGTCTATGCGGCACTGCATTTCTGACTGACCAAGGAATGGCCAAGTCATTGGCAGCTACTTGATTTACTGCTGGAATTGCATAGGGACAAATTATGTTCATCTCAGGTAACTGACTCATGACTACTGCAGAAGTCGCAGCGTCAATGGCTCTCACAACATCAGGTGATCTGTGAGCTGCTAACGCCTTGTCCATGGGGCTCGCAGCTTCGCGGGACGAACCAACGTACCGACAACGCTTGATGATGCACTCCACTAAGAATTGCTCGAACTCATGAATGGCCATCTCACCTTCCATAAGTTCTTGATAGACCACTCGGCAGCGTTCTATGTGCACATCTCCGTCTTCACAGACGCTAGCTGTAAAGGCAAGACAGAAATAGCCATCACGCATGTACTTCCGAGTGGCTTTCAAAGCCATGGAGGCAGTCACTTCCTCAACCTCACTTTCGCGAATTGCCATCTCTAGCCGAGCTAAGGCCCAAGGGTTTGTCGGAATGCCATAAGGATTATTCATGAATCCTAAACGCATCCAACAATTTCCTGGCCCAGTAACAGGCAAAGAACTAGCTTCTCCCCAAAAAGTGGTAGGAATACCTTTCGCATCCTGCTCAATGTCGCGCTCAAAGCTGCAACTATCTGAACAAGCTTCTACCTGATCAAAACCCTCAGCCTCAAAAGTGGCTTTAATCGAGCGCAAATTGCTGCTCATATCTAAAGCCTCGTCTTCTAGGAAATCCTCATCCTGCGACATCGAGCGCGTCAAGCAGCTCAAATCGTCGTAAGTCATCTCGTCCAAGCCTCCAACCAAAACGTCTTGAAGCTCATTGTCTACGGCGACCTCTTCAAAGTCACCTAAGCATTCACGACCCCCAAGATAGGGGTAGATATTAGCTTTGTCCAAAATCTTGGTCTGATGAGCTTCATGCTTTCGGCCTAGAGGATCAGCGACTACATGCCAGTAATCACCCTTTTCCTGTCTGAAGAAGAAACCTTCTCGAAGATAGGGTAATGAGGCTAGAAACACAGTCAGTGCTTCTCTGTCTGGCCATTTGCCAAGGCAGACAATAGCTTTATCCCAAAATTCGTAAGGCACCATCTTCAACCAACAATAACCTGGTTCACGTTGCTTTTGCTTTTTACCACCACGCTTGCCACGCTCAGAAAGCACCACCTTTTTGAGTCCTTGCTTAACCACCGGAGCACCAGCCGCCTCAATAGCAGGCTCAGAAATCAAAGTTTCTGAGGCAGCAGTAGAGGAAACAACTGGAAGAACCTGGGGTAACTCAATAGGCTCGACATTCTTCGCAATTAGCTTTGGCGGGACAATGATTTGATCCCAAGCGACAACAGCTGGTTCATAATAATAAACCTTCTGCTCCAGCTTAGAAGCGATCAAAGCTGCGACCATTGAGTCCACAGCGGCATCTGTCAGCAAAGGCATTTTGTCGAAAGGCCCGCTAGGCAAGAAAATTGGATCTACATGTCCAAAATTCTTGCGATGACGGACATAATTGGACTTCAAGGTAAGTCTCTCCTTCAAGTCACTAGGGAAATCGATCTTCGGAACTTCACGACTGACAAGAGCTACCATACAGCGGCAGTCACACTTGTTAGGCTTCCTCTTGCTCAAGCTCACACGAACATAATGACTCAAATATGCATTCTCTTTGCTGAGAACCGCACGAGTCCAGCTTCTTGTGTATAAACACAGTTGCCAGACACATTGTTTGGTCTCAGAAAGCTTGCCTTTCAAGCCACGCGTCGCGGAAGCGAACAAGTCTTTACCCACAAAGTCACTCACTGTACGATAACCCTGTTCTCTGCAAACAGCGCGTACATCCACGTCCAGATCTTCAAAACCAGAAACCTTCGCACAATTCGGCATCCACATACCTCCTGGATCAGGAGGAAGTCTAGCCGTAGGAACGTCGCCGCCAGTAGGCGGGTCGTTCCCACTCATGGTTAATG